TGCGACTATTTCAGTAAGTGGAACAACAGCTATTGTAGACTTTGCAGATGAAACGTTTGCAGACGTAACTACTTCAGCGGATGGATGTATTATTTATAATGCAGGTCAAGCAAATAAAGCTATTGCAGTAATTGACTTTGGTGGTACAGTAAGTGCTACTGCAGGTGATTTAACTATTGAGTTCCCTGCTGCAGGAGCAAGTACAGCAATCATTCGTATTGCATAAAGGATAAACAGTTATGGCTGTTACCGTCAACGCTGCAGTATATGGTGTAGCTGTCTATGGTACAGCACGTTACGGTAAAGTTATTGTTAGTAACTTAGATCAAGTTACAGCAACAGCCAACACTAATACAGTAACTGTAAATGTAATACAACCTGTTTCAGGTGTAGCTGGTACAACAGCAGTAGAACCTGTAAGTGCTGGCGGTTTTGAGATAGATGTTACGGAGCGTATTACTGATAGTACTCTTGGTAGTACTGCTCTAGGTACGATACAAGTTAATACTGCTGCTGGTCTTACTGGTGTAGTAGGTACTGGTGCAGTAGGAGCCTTAGAGCACAGCAACACAGTTACACTTACAGGTGTTGCAGGTACAGGCCAAGTAAATACAGTAGAAGAGAAACCTACTGAAGTACTTGAGAGTGTAAGCGCTACAGGTCAAGTAAATACAGTACAACCTAACACTGCTGCAGGTTTAACTGGTGTAAGTGCAACTGGTGCAGTAGGCACTGTAGTAGAGAATACATCTGAGGCTATAGCTTCTGTATTAGCTACAGGTCAAATAGGTACAGTAGGTGTTGGTAATACTGTAACTCTTGTAGGTGTTGTAGGTACTACTGCATTAGGTCAAATAGAGTACGGCTCTGAAGTATACCCTACAGGTGTAAGCGCTACAGGTCAAGCAGGTACAATAACAGCTACAGGTATTATATTTGACTTTGATGCCTTTAAAGAACAGTACAGCAGACGTAGAACTATTTATATAGCGAGGGCTGCATAAATGTCTACATCAGCAAAGAGAACAGCCAGAGTACCTCAAGAGAATAGATTAATATTTATTGAACGTGGTACTACAACAAAAGATAGAACGGTACGTATTCCCCAGCAGACAAGAATAGTTTTTATAGAAAGACAATCTACTGCAGCGGAACGTACTGTATTTGCAACTGAGGATTAAGCATGAGCTTTAGATGGCCTAATAAAGATCCAGATGAAACGTTAGACTACAGTGTAGACTGGTCACGTTTCTTAGGTAGTGCAACTATAGCGAGTGTTGTTTGGTCAGTTAAGACTACATCGTACACTACAAAGACTACCTTAGCTGCAGGTCAAGATTTAAATACTGCATCAGGTGGTGCGAGTACAGATACTATTCAGAATACTGCACAGTCTACTACAAGCACTGTAGCTACAATTAATATAGCTGGCGGTACAAATAATGAAGAGTATACTTTCTTTTGTACTATGACTGACAGTACAGGCAGTATTGCTGAAAGAAGTATTAAGCTTCGGGTAAGGGAACGCTAATATGGCATATGACTTTTTAGGTTTAGTAAATGATGTCAATAAGCGTTTGAATGAAGTTGAACTTACAAGTGATAACTTTGGTAACGCTATAGGCTTTTATAGTGCAGCTAAAGACAGTGTAAATGCAGCTATACGTTATATTAACCAGCACGAGTTTGAGTGGCCCTTTAACCACGTAGAACAAGAAGATACACTTACTGCAGGTGAAACACGTTACGCTTTTCCTAGTGATATGAAAGTACCTGATATGGATAGCTTTCGTATTAAGCGTAACTCTACATTTAATAACCAAACAGAAAAACTAAAAATACTTTCTTACGAAGAATACCTTGACAAGTTTATTGATAATGAGTATAATACAAGTGATACTATAAGAGGTTTGCCTAAGAGTATATTCCGTACACCTAACATGGAGTATGGCGTAGTACCACCCCCAGATAACGCATATGAGTTAGTGTACGAATACTATAGATTACCTGTAGACTTAATTAATGCAACTGATGTACCTAGCGTACCTGAACAGTTTCGTTACGTTATAGCGGATGGGTCTATGTATTATGCGTATCTGTTTAGAGGTAATACTCAGGATGCAAACATACAACAACAAAAGTTTGAAGCTGGTATAAAGAATATGCGTACACTTTATATTAATCGTTATGACTACTTGAGGGATACACGTATTCACCGCACTACACATTACTCTAATGCAACGAGAGTTAGTTAAATATGCCTACACAATGGCAGACATATCCTGTCGAGTTTAAGGGTGGTTTAATAACCAATGCAAGCCCTTTACAGCAAGGTATTAACTCTCCTGGCTCTGCTCGTACTTTGCGTAACTTTGAGCCATCCATTGAGGGTGGCTACAGACGTATAGAGGGTTTTAATAAGTTTGACTCTGATACAGTACCACCTTACGGTATGCCTAAAGTACAAGGTAGTGGTCAAACAGGTACTACATTAAACATAGCTAACATTAATACTGAACCACAGGACGGTGATACATTAACGATAGCGGGTGTAACGGGTACATACACTATTGCTACATCAGGTGTAACATTTAGTGCAGCTAATAACTCAGCTACCATTACGCTTACTACATCACTAGATAGCTCACCTGCTGATCAAGCTGCAATTACTTTTAGTAACACCTCTGATGTTATAGAAGGTTTGTACTACTTTAACCAGAACGCTATAGCGTATCGTAATGGTGATATATTTAAGTCTACTGGATCAGGCTGGACACAAATAAATGTACCTTCATACGGAACTGTATTAGTTAATGGTGCAAGTCAAACTGGTACAAGCTTAATAGTAGATGGACTTACAGGTACACCACAGGCAGGTGATACATTTACTGTAGCTGGTATTGAGAAAGTCTACACGGTTACGTCAGACGCTACAGTAAGCTCTGGTGGTGCTACTTTAGCGATTAACCCTGCCTTAGCTTCTAGCCCTGCTGATAATGCAGCTATTACGTTCTTAGCTACAGAGAGAGCGCTGGGCGGTGTAAATAGATTTACTAGATATAACTTTAGCGGTACACCTAGTGTCATGGTGGTAGACGGTACTAACAAACCGTATAAGTATGACGGTACAACGTTTACTGAACTTACTGCTGCACCAAGCGATGTAGATGCTGCAGACCACGTAGTAGCTTTTAAAAGCCAGATGTTCTTTGGTAAGGGTAGTACTTTAAGTTTTACTGCACCGTTTACTGATAATGACTTTAGTGCAGCTAATGGTGCTGGTGTTATAAATGTTACGGATGATATTACAGGTTTAATAGTTTTTCGTGAACAGTTAATTATATTTAGTCGTGGTAAAATACATAGACTTGTAGGTAATACAATAGCTGACTTTCAGTTACAGCCTATATCATTAGACATTGGTTGTATTAAAGAAGATACTATTCAAGAGGTTGGCGGTGATATTGCATTTGTTGGTCCTGATGGTATTAGACTACTAAGTGCAACTGATCGTATTGGTGACTTTGGTTTAGCTGTTGCATCAAGACCTATACAGAGCGAAACAAATCAACTGTTTAGTGCTAACACTAAGTTTAGCTCTTGTGTAATCAGAAAGAAAAACCAGTACAGGTTATTCGGTTACGCTGCAGCGATTAGTGAAGACTCAGCGCAAGGCATACTTGGTACTCAGTTTGCTGATCAGACATCACAAGGTATGGCGTGGAGTGAAACTAGAGGTATACGTTCTTATGTAGCTGATAGTGTATTCTCTACTGATGATGCAGATGAAGTAATTATATTTGCTAATAGTGACGGTTACGTGTATCGCATGGAGAGTGGTAACAGTTTTGATACTGCAAATATCTTAGCTTCATTTAGTACACCTTTCTTTGCTATGGGTGATCCACGTATAAGAAAGACTATGTATAAGCTGTCTACTTACATTGATCCTGAAGGTTCAGTAGATGGTAACGCAACTTTAAAGTTTGACTTTGATGAACCTAATAAGATACAACCTACATCTGTAGGTATAGCTAACACGACAGCTACTGTTGCGTTTTACGGTGTATCAAGTTACGGCACAGGTAGTTATGGTGGTAAGCTTGTATCTGTGTTTAATAATCAAGTAGTAGGTTCAGGTTTTGTTGTATCAATACAGTATATCTTTGAAGGAACAGATCCTCCGTTTTCACTAGACGCAGCTACGTTAGAGTTTGCAGCGCATGACAGGCAATAAGGAAGAGAGAGAGTAAGTTATGGGAACAGGTTACACACGTAACGATACAGCAAACAATATTGCTGACGGAAACATTATTAATGCGTCTGACTTAGATGGTGAGTTTGACGCAGTACAATCAGCGTTTGACGCTTCAACAGGTCATACACACGATGGCACTGCAGGTGAGGGTGCGCCTATTGAAACGATTGGCCCTAGTCAAGACGTTGTAGCTACAGCTTCCGTACTACGCCCTAAGACTGACAATACAGTTGACCTTGGTACAACTTCCTTAGAGTATAAAGATCTCTTCCTTGATGGCACAGCCCATATAGATACTCTTGATGTTGACGAGAACGCAAGCATTACAGGTACGCTAGGTGTAACGGGTACAACGACTCTTGGTACAGCTAATATTACAACGGGTACTATTACAACTGCTGACATTAACGGTGGTAACATTGATGGTACAATTATTGGTGCAACTACTGCAGCAGCAATTACAGGTACAACTATTACAGGTACAACTATTACAGGTACTAGCTTTGTAACCTCTGGTGATATGACTTTTGGTGACAACGACAAAGCCATCTTTGGCGCAGGGTCTGACCTACAGATTTACCATGATGGGTCTAATAGCATTATTACAGACCAAGGCACTGGAAATCTTAAAATTAATGCAAGCAGTTTTGAGGTCAACAACTTCAACGATAGCTCAAATATTCTTGACGGCAACGCAGCGGGGGCAGTAAAGCTTTATCATGCAGGCTCACAAAAGCTAACCACCACCGCCACAGGCGTAGACATCACGGGTACTTTGACCAGCGATGGGCTGACTGTGGATGGGGCGGATACAGAGGCAGCAAATAGTCAGCTATTAAAGGTACGCAATAGCACTACAGGCGAAGCTGTAACTATTGGCTTGTACGCTAAAGCAGACAATGGTGGTGACGGCAACTCAGGGTCTATCACATTTGATGCGGGTGCTGACGGTAATGCCACAAATAATGAAATTCGCTTCAATGCAGATCACCAGACGGACACCAACCCTGCGTTAAGCATTTATGGAAACGGCGACATCAGCTTCTACGAGGACACAGGCACCACGGCAAAGTTCTTCTGGGATGCGAGTGAGGAACGGCTGGGGATTGGGACTACGGCACCAAGTTCTAATATTGACATTGAAGATGCGGCAGAGGTTAGAATTGACTTAAACTCAACAGCGGGTAGAACTTATCGACTGCGCTCTACAACTGACAGTAAGTTTATAATTAGAGATAGCAGTGCTGCAACAGATCGTTTAACCATCGACAGCAGCGGTAATGTTGGCATTGGGACGACAACAGTAAGTGACCCCTTACATATTGCTGCAACAGACCCTGCTATTCGCTTTGAGGATACCTCTAGCGGCATAACAGGCTACTCTCGCATCTTTACTGACAATAACAACGCTATGACGTTTGACATTGATGCGGGTAATAATCGTGGATCAAGTTCTGCAATATTTAAGGTAGATGGCTCTCAGCGTATGGTTATCGACAGCAGCGGTAATGTTGGCATTGGGGTAAGTTCTGTATCTGGCGTTAAAATGGATGTCTTGGCGACAACTTCAGATAACTTAGTTGCTAGATTTGAAAACAATCACGCCACTGGTTCTTATGGTATTTCTGTAAAAGCTGGGGACGACAGCGGAAACTACGCTGCTGACTTTGCAAACAAGTCTGGCACATCTCTTATGCGCATCCGTGGGGATGGTAATGTTGGCATTGGGACGATAAATCCAATTGCTGATCTATCCATTGTTGATAGCAGCACAAGTTCAGGGATTGAAATCCAACCAGAGGTTACCACCGACACAAATA